CTCAGCTCAATGACAAGCTGTTCTATTCCGATGGCTTCGGAACCCTGAAGTACGTCTCCAGCGCGAATCTCAATAGCTCGGTCGCCGCCGGAAAGATCAGCCGCATCGATGTCATCAATCAGGGAAGCGGCCATAGTTCGATCCCGACAATCACCATCGCCGCTCCTCCGAGCGGTGTAACCGCAACCGCGGAAGCAAGAATTGGTGGAGATGGAGCGATTCTTTCCATCGTAATCCTGAACCCCGGAAGCGGTTACACCACCCCTCCCGCGGTCACCATATCTCCGACCAACCAGTCTCACGCGGTCGCTTTCGTATCCCTCTCGCCGCCCAACAAGCCGCTCTACCTTACCACCCATACCAACCGGCTATGGGCCGTCTCGGGCGATACCACCATCCAGCCCGATACCCTCTACTTCTCGGATATCCTCGATGGCGAATCCTGGGATCCGCTCGGCTCCATCCGAGTCGGTGGCGACGGCGATCCCATCAGAGGTCTCTACTCTTGGTTCGGATACAAACTGCTCGTCTTCAAGGAACGCTCAATTTGGAGCGTGGATGCCGATCCTACGCAGGATCCTGCCGATTGGACCATATCACTCATCAGCGGTAATATCGGCTGCTCCTCGCACCGTTCCATCGCCGCGGTCGGTGCTGACGTATTCTTCCTCTCCCGCGACGGCATCCGGTCGATGGCGCAGATCCAAGCCGGTACCCAGACAAGCGTCGGCCTCGCGCTCTCCAGCCCCATCAACGACCTGATCAGCAGGATCGACAAGACCAAGCTCGACCTCTGCGACGGCGTGTTCTGGAACAACCGATATTTGCTCGCAGTTCCGTTTGTTCAGGAAGGACCGTTCGGTATTGGTCTCGAAAGCGAATACGCCATTCTTCTCGAAAATGGATCCTCGCTCGAACTTGAAGACTTAATCCCCCGGAACAACGCGGTCATCGTCTATCACTCACTGGCCCGCTCTTGGCTGGGGTATTGGGACAACTGGCAGGTGAACGACTTCTTCGCCACTTCGTTCTCCACGTTCGGACCCGTCCTCATGTTCGCCGGCGACATGACCGCGGTCTCAGAGGGAGCAGGCCAAGTCTGGTCGTTCAACGACTTCCTCCCGAACACCCGTCTCGCACCGGTCGCAAGCTCCGCGTACCTCGATGGCGGATCCCGTTACCAGTCGAGCGTGATCACGAAGGCGTACAATCTGAACGAGCCTATCCCCGACAAGATCGGCTACAGCGTCCAGTTCGCGTTCGACAACCCGTACACCAGCTCCAATACGGATGCGGCGATTGCCTACTCGACCGACATGTCGGGGACGTTCACGGACCTCGATTCCAGCCTGACGATCACCAACTCGCAGAAGTTCCTAAAAGCGTACAACCTGATCAGCAAGGGACGCTGGAACACCATCCAGTTCAGGGTTCAGACCAATCCCAACTCTGGCGGTCGCTTGTCGCTTCAATCCACTATCCTATCTGGCTTCGTTGATTCTGTGCGTCCTCAGCAATGACCGCACATCCAACCATCATCGAAGCGGCCCAACTGCTGCGACAGCATTGGCCTACTTGTTCCACATGGAACGATGATCAGCTCCTCAACTGGATCGGAATCTTCAATGCCAAGAAGCTGATCGGGATTGTGAAGAACGAGGATGGGAAGTGTGTCGGTGTAGGGGCCGTGCGATTCCTCAACTCGATCGAGGAGTCCGAGGATCTGAACAACAACTTCCCAGATGGTCACATCGCTTGGATTGAGATAGCGATTGGTACTGAGCCACATGCGGTTCAGACACTCTGGGTGGCCATGATGGGGCTATGCTCGAAGAACGTCACCAAGCTGGGTGGGTTCCGCAAAGGCATTTCCCGTTTGTACGATTTTGACAGGTACTCCAAACTACTGATGAACCGAAGGATTTCCTATGGGCGGCACCTATAAAGCACCAGATATAGCGGCGGCGAACCGCGAGGCCGTCATGGCCTCCATCGAGACTTTCCCGCTCCAGCGTGAGATCGAGGCGGCATCACGCATAGGGGCCAAGGTTCGGGTTCCTATCTACAAAGACGGCAAGGAGACCGGCCAGTTCAGAGAGGTTGACTTCAAGGACGTTTCCGACATCGCTCAGACGACTGCTATCGGAAAAGCACTCGCTGATCTGGCTCCAATTCAAGCTGAGCGTGAGCTTGCTGCCGCTAAGGCATACGGAACCCAGTTTGCCGAGCAACGTCGTAAGGAGCTTCAAGCCCTCGATCCTGAGCGTTACGGTACCGCCACCGAGCCAGGACTCTACGCCCAGTTCCTCAAGGACATCGGCAGTCGGCCCATCGCCGAGGAAACCATCGCCGCGCCTACCTACGAGCGCGTAGGCATGCCGGGTGGTCCCCAGGATACCGGTGAGGCCGCGAGGATCCGCAGCGATCTCGAACGCCAGATCGGTGCCGGTCTCGCTCAGGCTGGTACGCTCGATCCTGCTTTGATTCGAGCCGCTGAGCAGGCTGTTCGCGCCCGCGGAACCGCTTCCGGCAACGTCCTCGGTAACCTCTCCGCATTCCGCGAGGCCCGCGCTGTCAGCGAAGCGATCGGTAACGCCGATGTCCAACGCCGTCAGCAGGCTCTTGGCCTACTCCAGAGCGGTCAGACCACCAGCGATGTCGCCAATCGACAGGCGCAGGAAGCCTTCCAGAACATCCTCGCAGCCACCGGTCAGCGGAACACCGCGATGCAGCAGAGCTTCGCAGGCCAGATGGCTTCGCAGCAACAGCGTCAGAGTGGTCAGCAGCAGAACATTGCGAACATCCAGTCCGCTCTGGGTCTCCAGCCTATCGTCTCACAGGCCGCTCAGCTTGGCGGTCTCCAGCAGGGTGCTTCGCCGTTCGCCACTCCTCAGTTGTTCCAAGGAATGCAGCAGGCCAGTCCGAGTCAGCTCATGCAGACTGGCAGCAATTTCGCTCTCACCAACGCCCAGAACGCTTTCCAAGCCTCGCAGGCCGGTTCTCCGCTGGCCATCATGCAAGGCATCGGTGGTCTTGCCGGTGGAATCGGTCAGCTTGGAACTGGATTCCGCGGTTTTGTTGGACCTTGATCTATGGCAAAAGATACCAGCACAGATACGTCAGGGTCTGGAACGGATTCATCAAGTCCGAATCAGGCGTCTGAGAGGCTATATCTTGCCGGCGACCAATATCTTCCGTGGGGAGCAATCATTCCTGGCACTGGCGGACTCCGAGTTGGAGATGAATATGTCGATGACGCTGGGAATCGCTGGGACTGGCAGATCGATGACTGGGAATACAATAGGCCAGCAGTCGATCTCTCAACACCTCCAGCCCCCAAGTTCGGTCCAGTAACCGCATCCGGATACGCTCAGCCTCCTGTCGATCCGCTGAGCTACTACTCGACGCCAGAGCCGACCCCTGAACCGACCCCGTACACTGGTGGGCCAACTCGATGGACCGAGGTTTATCGTCCTCCTGTAGACCTGAGCAACATCCAGACGTTCACGCCGGCTCCCACTCCGGTTTCAACGCCTGCCCCTCAGCCAACCCCGACTCCTACTCCTGCTCCCCAAGAAGCCACCTACAGTAGCGAAGGGGAGGACTCCGGAATCAGCCTGATTAGTCCCGAGAACAGGGATCGGTACATCAGGGAAGGCACGATGGACCTTCAACAGCCTCCGGTATCGACTGTTGTAAACCCTCTCCCTGAAACCTCCATCCCAAAGGTCGAAGATGTTGATACCAACATTTTTAGCGGTGTTGTTACGACCCCTATCAAAGGAGACGAGAAGCCCTACTACATAGAGGATACTGGTGTACCCGGTCCTGCTATAGAGGATAAGCCCATCACTCCGGGTCTGGTTCCGCTTGATAAGCCTCAGATCACGTTTCCGATTGTAACAACTCCTGTAACTCAAACTGCTCCTACAAGAGTTCAAGCTATACCTTACCAAGGGAAGCCGGTTACCAATCCTCTGATCGAACCAACCACGATTCCGGTTGCGACCCGCAGGATGATTGAGGCTATATCCCCCGGCTACTTCAAGGACATCAACTACGACCCCGAGGAGATCCTCGCCGCGGCTATGCGGAGCATGGGTGGAAGACAGGCTCGTCGGTCAATCCTCAGCGAAATGCGATAATTTATGGCTACTCCAGACGAAATTAGAGAAGAACTCAAGAAGCAGGCTGGCCAACGTGTCAACCCGCTGCTCAAGGGATTGTCCATGCTTACCGGCGGAATCGCTGGCGAGTTCACCGGAACCAATGAGCAGATCCGGCAGCAGCGTC